ATCGTTTCTCGTATTAGCGGGTGGACTTGCTTCGGTATTGGGTCGGTCATCTGCTTCTCCTTGCATCTCAATCAGCCGCTGCAGGTGGTGCACAGCTTTCTGTATGTCCTGCATCCCGCCTTTGCTTCGCTCACGTGCGAGGTAGGCGATCGCTACACCCTTGTGGTATCCGCGGTACTCTTCTGGTGTGAGCCATGCTTCCATAGCTTCCCAAGGCTGCACAGCCATGTCCTTATAATGCGCGCCACCGACTTGGTTGTCTAACGCACTCGGTGTTTTGTTAGTGTGCACACTAACCTCCTCTCTCCAGTTGGGCGACGAGATACGGGCCATCGTTTGCTCTGCAAACTCCTCGCTAACGTCACAATTAATTCCTACGTCGTACGCCGTGGCCTGCCGGTTCTTCAGCAGGTATGCCCATACTCTTTCTTCTGTCAGGTTATAGGCCACGTTGTTTTCTCTGCGCATACCAAATTCCAAATTTCCATAGTAGTTTATAGGGTGACCACTTCGGGGCCATGACCAACGCCATGTGGCACCACATCTCAACTTCAAAATACTTCTGTGATTTACTCGATGCCATCTGGCACCGCCTTTGTTAGTGTATCCCAAACATGTTTCATGTTGTCCTCATTGACTACTAACGCCACCCCGCCGGTTTCGGCGATGTGCTTAAGGTTCTTTTCTTGCAAGGGTGTCGGCGTGTTCTTGCCTGCCTTGCACTCAATCCCGAAGAACGTTCCTCGATAACAGCCCACGATGTCGGGTACGCCGCTGGCACCATAGCCTCCAGTCACGGGGTAGAAGTAGTAAGCACCCATGTCCTTAAGCTGCTGCACCACGACCTTTTTAACTTTAGCTTCCGGCGTCATTGCCATTCGCGGCCCCCTCTGCATGTGCGTCGCGCACCACTTCCGTGATGTATTCGGCCACTGATGCGCAGCCGATTTTGTCCGCCTCAACCGCCAGCCAGTCCAGCTGGTCCGGTGTTAGCCCAAGCAGGATGTCGCTCATAAACCCCAACTTAATCTTACGGTTGGCAAACAGGTATTTTACCCGCTGTCGCGGTGTTGATTTATTCTTGCGTGGCGGGACCATGCCCGCCTTGCGCGCATCGACGACAGCCCTGACAACCTTGGTATACCCGAAGCCGGTGGCCAGTTGGATGGCAGCGTAGCTGTGGCCTGCCCTGTGCATTTCTGCGACGATGTTGATTTCTTTTTCAGTCATGTGGTTTCCCTTCTATCCGCTCAAGCGTTAACCACGCCTTCAGGTATCTACCTTGCAGCTTCAGGTGTTCCTCCTCGGACAAACTGCAGGTGTGCTTTGACCCAATGCCTCTGCGTCTTTCTGCAAGTGCATCATCAAGTGCGGCGTAGACGGTGTACGATTCAGATGCGTTCAACTTAATTGCCATTTTTCTATCCTCTCAGTTTTGCAAAAGTGGCCGTGCCACCGGACGCAGGAACGGGATGCCTGTATCGCGGCAGTATGCGTCCACCTGTTGGCCCCAGAGTTCTTCTAGGGTCTCGATCATGGCGGGCATCTGGTCGCATGTTGCTGACGTTTTGCCTGTGATGTGGCCGATCTCCATCGATCCGATTGCGAAGATGATTATGTATAGTGATGTCATGTTTTCTGTCCTTTCATAGCGTCCGCCAGTATCTCGGCGCGGGTTTCGGGGGTGTTCAGGGCGCGGCGCAATACATTGATATAATCTGCCGTGTGCTTTTCGTCTTTCCAATCTGGGCTGTCCCATCTGTCAATGACGGCCTGCGCCGCAAAAATGATGGCGTCAACAAGATCGGCGCGAATGTATTCTTTCACGTTTTGATCTGCCGGATACATATCACTATTCCATTCTGGCCGCATATTGAGCCTGGATGGATAAGGTAAATCCCAAACCCAAGCCTGTATCCGTTCCGGTGCGTCAGCCATCACTCCACCCCCTCAGTAGCCATTGCCAGCGCCGTGAACAACGCAGCAGCTTGGGCAAAATCGTTTGGTGTGATGTTTTCTTTGCTTAGATAAACATACACACGACCGTTCAACTTCTTGCCGACAACAAACGGCCCATACACACCGTCCTTAACCACCAGCTTTTCCACGCGCTCAAGGCATGGGTGCAGGTCATCTTCGGGGGCGTCTTCGATCAGGGTTACGAGGTCTTCTTCAGTCTCATTTTCGAAATAAGAACCACCAAGGTAACGGTGGGTTATGTCGTCCATATAAAAACCACTTGGATCGATATTCTCAATCGTGCGGATATCCCCGCCCCGTGTCCGCCACTTCTGGCCTACTTTGAATTTAGTCATGTGTCCAATCTCCATTCCGTGTTTCTGTTCTTGATCTCCTCCAGCAGTTCATCTGCCTTCGGGTTGTCGTGGCGCAGGCAGGTCTTGTAGCAATTCAAAATGTATTCATCCCCCAGATCCTTGATCCAGACCGGACCACTGTGGCTGAACCACTGACCTCGGCCCACGCGCGCCTGTGGGTCATCAGACATCTCGCATCCTTTTTTCGTTGAGCAGCACCATTGTGCGCTTGGCCGGATCGGGACCAGACATGTAGCGGATGAACCACTCAGGGTCGCCAGACTGTACGCGCTCTCCGGCCATTGCGCCGCAGCTGCTGCACTCCAGCGGACCGCTGGCAGCTGTCAGCTGCACGGCGACCCAGTCGTGCGCGCACTCCATGCACGTCACGTAGCTGACGTCGTGCGGCCGGTGATCATCGAGACGGGTTACGTTGTCATCAAGACCAGTCATACGCTTCCGCCTTCTCTATGCACAGGACCGCGAGCCGCATGCGCTCTTTCTCGGGGCGGGACGTAGCCGCCCATCCGGGCCCTTGGTACGGACTTATCATCTTGTTCAATCGTTCGAGGTCGTGTGGGTCTTTCTTCATGGCGCTCTCCGCGGTAACTGGTTTCGGTTTGTGGGTGGGGGCCGAAGCCCCTGTTAGTGTCGCACTAACAAAACACCCAATATGTTTCGTCGTTGATACGCCGACCCACACCCTCGACAGGTTCAGTCGGTGGGGTACAGCTCAGCATACTGAGTAAGGTAATCTTCTCTCGCATCCAGTCCGGAAGCGATTCGATACCATCGTAGTTACCATCTACTATCGCGTCAACACTTTCTAGGCCAATACATGCTACACGAACATGTCCGATCACACCGTCTACAGTAACACGGTATATGTTATCATCAGGTGGTAGCTTCTCGATATCGCCGACCCAATACGCCGCGCGCTGGCTACACCTGTACCAGCCATGTGCTTGGACTAGGTCGCGGTATTTTATAAACTTCATACCTCTGTAGTCAGCGAAATCTTTTTCACCTAGCCACATAAAACATCCCCTCTGTGTGTTTGAAGCCCACGCCGGGCACGAACGCGCCGTCCTCCACCATACTCATCACTGCCAACCGACCAAGTATATGCTCGGGCAAGTCGTCATAGTATGTCTCGATCTCACCCATCATGGGCCAGTGGTTCTCGGCTTTGTCCACGGGCACAACATCGAACCGCTGCTTACCCCCACCCTGCGTGATCGAGACAAACAGCATGTTGTAGGGCTGCTGTGCGTTATCATTCTCGGCCCCCAGTGCGAAATACTCGGTGAGCCTGTCGGTCAGTGTCGTGTCGAAAAACGTATGCTCGCTTGTTATGAGGCGCTTGAGTTCTACCAGCACAGGGGCGTCCTTCCTGTTATAGAGGCCTGCACCAAATAGTCCGACCTCTTCTTTCGTCATCACCTCGCGCGCTGACTGCCGCATCTGGCTGATGGCATCACGGACGTGTGAGTGCGTGTGCTCCACCAACTCCTTCGGCGATAGCCTGCGCAGAAACTTCTTGGCGCTCTTCACGGCGACACTACATTTAGAACTCATCACCATGTTATGCTGCGTGGAGCCGCTGCTGTATTTACCGTTCACAATGTTGCGAGCATGCACGGCGTAGACGTTGCCGCCCTTGCCGTTCTGGCTGAAGTTACCGAACCCTATGGCACCCATGGCGATGTGGTCCTCTGGCATATAGACCCAAGCCCAGTTGTTATTACGTAGTGTCGTGCGGCATCCGGGGATCGCCGCCTCTACATCTCGGCGAAAGTCACGCAGCACAGCGTTATACGGGACTTGCTCCTCCCGCTTGTCGTGCTCTTCCAATAGCTGGCGTACGTATGCTGCTTCCATCTTACTCATCGCTTCATCCCTTCACTTCTTTTACCAAGCCAAGATGCTTGTTGACCCAGCGGTTAAACGCTGCCTTGACCTGCTTCACGTCGTCCTCGTCCAAGCATGGCGTAAGAAGTTCAGCCTGCGTCACAGCCACATAGGCTAGCTGCAACCGCATCGGGTGCGCTTCATCCGCCATTATCTGACGTGATAGTTTTGGTTCGAGCATATACGCTAGGCTCCATGTGCTGCCAACCTTAGTGCCTGTCTCCTTACCCCAATCGGCTAAGCCGTCACGCAAGCTACCCTCGTATTGGTAGTCACGCGTCGGCATGAGCGGACCAACAGCTAGCACCCAGTCGCGGAACGCTTCGACGTGCGGCTTTAACTTGGCCTTGGTCTTGAGGTCCACACGCTTCTTCGGAGGCACAGGGACTGGCTTGCCACCACTGACAAACTCCCACAGATAGCCACGCCCTCCCACTATGTCAGTGCGCTTGAACGTGAGCGACGCCCCGTCGTCCTTGACTCGCTGCCATTCGAGATACTCCAAGCGCCGACTGTTACTGGCCGTAGCGAGTTCTTTTTGTGTGTTCTCCCACACCACGCGCGGCACTGTTTTACCCTTAGCGAGATAGTATGTGCCGCCTGCAGCCTCGATGAAGTGCTTGCCGTTGTGGTTACGGAACCCGACCCCACGCGGTGTGTGTCTATATAAGAACGCATACCGCATGTTGTGGGCACCATTGCCTGCCCCGTTACGGAAGGTAATTGTCTCGGTGCCGTCCTTGTGCTTGCGCCACACGATCGGTGCGTGGAACGCCATGTCTTTGAGTGTCGGCGTGTATGCGACACCCCCCCTGTAGAGCCACTTGCCGAAGTACTCGTCGCCATATTGGAAGCCATCAGACAGCGCGTAGCAGTTGTCACTGACCTTGGCGATGCGCTCCCACTTGCGCCCACGATCACCGATTGGTCGTATGTCTTTACCTGCGTTGGCTGCACCGCCCAGTGGCTTGATGCGCTCATACCACGATTCGACGTCAGCGAACGTGTTGAAGCTAGAGTAAGTAAGTGCCATGTTATATCTCCTTGGTTTGTTAGTGTCGCACTAACCGAAGTTGTGTGTGAGGCGGCGCTCGATGCCGCACATGTCGAATAAGAAACTCATCATCTCCCCGCTGGGATCAGCCTTCTTCTCAGTGGTTTCGATGTCGTTTAGTCCCTCGCCGATGCGATAGTAAAGTGAAGCGAACGGATGCCCACGTTCCTGTGCGAAGTTAGACGCCACGTCGATCATGTGCTCGATACCCTGCACGCCGGCGTAGCTGTCATACCACTTGACATCTTCGGCCTCGAAATACAGCACGGGGTATTCACCCGCGTCGTAGTTCTTCCACCTCGCAGGTGCGAGGTTGTTGTCCGTCACACGCTGGTCCATCACATAGACTGCCAACACCTCGTCGCGTTGTGCCTTGTTCTTGAACGCCACAGCGATCAACACGTCACTTCTGTATCCCCTGTTTCTTCTCCATATCTTTTTCTGTTTCGGTGTTAAGTGGTCTGGTGGGCTGCTTGCTACCCACCGAGCCACACTTGTTATTACGACTAGGCCTACCTGCCGCCGCTTCATAGGTCCCTCGATGCAATGTGCACGGTCTTGCCCACGTCAGGGCTGGCCCGCTCGTTGTCCAACACAGTCCACAGCACAGGGTGGTGCCACTCACCCCAGCCACCGAACAGATAGCCGTCGGTCAGCACGATCACTGCCTGCGCCTTGATCTGTTTGTCTGCGATGTATTGTGGCACACAGCGCACGTCGGTGCCGCCGCCGCCCTTGGGCTTGGTAGACTGCACGATGTTGTCCGCTTCGGCCCCTTCATACCGCTCGTCACCTGCCACGCGCGTGTCCCAATACAGGATGCGAATAGCCTCGGGGTGCACCGTGTCCGCCACCGATTTGATTTCGGCGAGGAAGGCACCCAGTTCACGCGCACCGATAGAACCTGACGTGTCGATAGCCACCACGATCTCACCGATACTCTCGCTGATACCACTCGGCAGGTAGATACCCGCGCCGATGTAACGACGGTTGGGCCTGCGCCATGTCGAGTAGTCATTGCCCTGACAAGTTGTTTGCACGAAGTCACGCAGCACCTCGCGCCAGTCCACTTGTGGCTGCAACAGTTCAACCATGTCGCGGTTAGCACCACTGCCCAGCTTGCCAGCAGCCAGCGCACCTTGCCGCACAGCCTCGTCGATCTCACGCGCCAAGTCCCGCTGTTCTTCTGCGGTCATGTCGGACGCATCATCCCAGCCGTGCTCATCGAAGCCAGTTCCCGTGTTAGTGCCGCCACTAACACCACTGCCCTGCCCCTGCCCCTGCGGGGGCGGGTTCTTCTTGAGGTCGTTGAACACCTGCGCGCTGTCCCACCCACGATACTTGTCGTCGTAGCACCCGATGCTCAGCTTGCCGTCCATGGTGGCGAACAGGTCAGCGTTGTCGTCGACCAGCTTACCGTTGATGACGTAGTCACAGGCCATGTTGGCCAGCTGCGCGTTCTCCTTGTAGAGATGTTGCCACGTAGTGAGGTGGCGATAGAGTTTGTGATACACCTCGTGCAGCACAAGGAAGCGCAGCTGTCTGTCGTTGAGGTCGGCGATGAAGTCAGCGCCATACACCTCGTCCTTGCCGTTAGTGTATGCAGTCGGACAACGCTGCGCGTCATGCTCGACACGTCGTGCCCCGATCATCAGCACACCTGCCAGCGCCCTGTATTTGAGGTTAGCCATGATGTCGATCACAGCCTTCTGCACCCTCTGGTCTGGCGTTAAGTTACCCATCATCAGCATGTTATTGTGCTCCCATATCTGACCCGCCGAACAAGCGGGTCCACCAGCGTTTTAATGTCGACGTGTTAGTATCACTAACCACGTGTTTAGTTGCGTCCTCACTTGTTAGTGGCACACTAACAGTCTCGTATCTTTTCGGCTGCTTGTGCAGGCCCGTGACGTAGATGCGCTGCTGCACCGCGCC